CCGCTCACCGCCGCGCCGCGAAATGTGGCCGACATCACTTGCGCCAGGGCGTTCATGCGCGCCGATGTGGCATTCCATACAAGCGATACGGCATTAGTTGCCGCAATTCGTGTTTTGGTAACCAACTGTATTTCCGCAAGATTTTTCAGCCCCCCAACTAAAGCGGTAACAGCAATAAGACTGTTTCCTACCTGTGCCGTGATATTGAGATACGGCATAATTCCGCCCATTGCGGATACTATACTGTCGGTAAATCCGCCTATCTTGTTTTTGAGCATCTGGAAACTTGCGGCCCCGCTGTTGCTCATGGTGGCAAAAGCCTCGTCTATTGTCCCCGCGCTGCCTTTCATGGCCTCCGCGTTCTCATTGAACTTGGCTGAAAGCTGCCCGGTCAGAGGCCCCAATGCCCTGAGGCTCTCGGCACTTCCGAAAAGTTTGCCGTAAATCTCTTGCTCCAGCATACCGCTCTTGCTCGCGTATGCCTTTACGTTCTTGTCTAAGTCGGCGAGGAAATTGCGCATACCGCCCGCGGCCTTGATGGCCGCCGCGTCGAACTCTATTCCCATCTGCTGCGCCATCTTGGCGGCCTCGCCCGACGGCTTCACAAGGGCGGTAAAGACCGCGGCCAGCTGTGTGGAGACCTCGGAGGTGTTTCCGCTCACTCCCGTGAGCGTCGCAAAGGTCGCCAGGAGTTCATCAATGCTCACGCCCAGGGTGGCGGCGTTACCCGTCACTCTCGGCAAAGCCTGCGCAAGCTGCTCGAACGAGGTTACGCCGTTTTTGGCCGTGAGCTGTATTTTGTCCTGCACATCGCACGCCGCATCCCACGACAAGCCGTAGTTCTTGATGATGGTGGAGGTTACCTTTACCGCCTCACCCAAATCAGCGATACCGCCGACGGATGCCTTTGCTGACTTCTGTAAATAGGTTAACCAGTTGTCTTCAGGCACACCGTTACTGATTACTTGATACAAGCCGTTGGCAAGTTCCTCGCGTGCCATTGGTATTGTCTCCGCCAGCTCTGCCACACTGTCCTTAAGTTTGGCAAAGTCTCCGCCGCTCTTGCCGGCCATCGTGTTAGCTGCGTTCATGGCCGCACTGAAGCTTCGGCTCTCCTCGGTCACGCTGTTAAGCGTCCCCGCCAGCTGCGCTACCGTGGCTTGCACGGTTTTTAACGTCTCAATCGATTGGTTAAACGTAATGAGCGAATCACGAAAGCGCGTGGCTCTGTCCTTGGCGGCTTCGAGATTAGCCCTTAGCTCCGCCACCGATGTGGTGGCGGTAACGAGCTGCTCTTTGCCGTCAACAAGCAATTTAACGTTAAACTTTATTTCTTTTGCCATATTTTCAGCACGTGGGTGGCGAAATAATCAATTTTTGCGTACCTTTGGGGCACAGACCATTATATCAAGCGTTATGGATAAAGACCGCCAGAGCACTAACAGCGCCGTAGAAGCCGCTGACGACAATGAGGTTAAGAAGCCCGAACACGTAATTAAAGCCGAAGTCAGCATTGAGGTAACAGGCGAGGACGAACCGACGAAGTACGACAAACGCCGTGAACGTTGGGCGGTCGTTGCCGCGTGTTCCCTGGTTGTCCTTGTCCTCTCCACAATATCTTTCTTCATAGAAATGAACGGAATTTCTTTTTGGCTTGTTGTCATAAGTGTTGCTGTGAGCGGCTATTCTCTTGCCCATGTCGGGCATATTGACCCCGATGAGCCAACAGGCCCGACGCCCTGGTACTACGGAGGGCTTTAGCCGTTTTCCGCCTTTTTCGACATTTCCTCAAACCTCCGCAAGGCCTCTTCCTTACTGACGTGCTCGGCCTCTGCCTTGCGCATCGGCCTGCTTCCCGCGTCCCATGGCAGCGGGCAGATAGCGTGTATTGTCGCGCCTTTCTTGGAGTATGGCAGCACGCAGTGCGCCGCCACAAGGCGCGCACGCTCCCAGTTGTCCCGGTACTGCCATGCCCGCTCCTCGTCGTAGGCCTTGTATATGTGGCCAAACTCTCCCGGGGTGAGGCCGCAGAAGTCATCGTAGCTGAGCCCGATGCGCCCAACCGCCACGCCAAGCGACCCGAGAATGCCTAAATTTTTTTTTCACCCTCCGTGTCCTCGGTGCCTGTCTCCTCCGCCGGCAGTTCGTCTGCCGTGTCATTCACGGCCTCCGTCCATTGGTTGAGGTCTTCGGGCGTGAGGCTGTCGGCAAAGTCCATCAGCCCCATGTCGAACTTGACGCCGTCTTTCTTACAGGCGGACGCCGTGCAGCAAAACAGGTAGGCGCACATGTCGGACAGGCTGTCGCCAATCTCGGTCACTTCCTTTCCTGTCTCTCTCTTAAAGCGAAGCATAGCCCCCATAGTTTGCCTACAGGGGTATGCCTTGCCGTCAATCCGGATTTCAATCTTTGACATAATCAACAAAACAACTGCTATCAAACAAAATGGCCCGCGCCCTTACTTGCTAACCTGTTTGCCGCTTTCGCCCGCGCCCTGCGTCGCCCCGCCGGCCTTGCCCGGATAGACCTCGGGCTCGCCGGCATTGCTCAGCGACACGCTGTAAGTGGAATCATCCTGTGCGGGGCTTGTCTCCTCAAGCGAGTCGATGATGAACAGGCCCTTGACGTAGGGGGACTTGTCGCCTCCGCGCTTGAATGCCAGCACCTCGATGCTCTCGCCCTTGCCCCAGAGAGGCGCTATCTGCTCGTAGCCGTTCTCGGTCTCGTCATAGAAGCGAAGGCCCTCCGCACTGATGGACATGGACAGCCCTGTCACGCCCTTGCCCTTCCACAGGCCCGAACCCTTGGCCGCGCTTGCGACGGGCTTTACCGCCCTTTCCTTGGTCTCGCTGTTGAAAGTGAGAGTGTGGCTGGTGCAATGCCCAACCGCCTTGCCCCCGGCCATAAGCAGGAGGTCACTGCCATTGATATATCCTGAATCTGCCATAACTTATGAAAAATTTTAGATGGTTCAACAAAAAGTTTAAATTCTGACTTGAAAAACAAGCAGCTGCGAAAAGGCGTCATCTTCGTAGCCCTCCTCGCTGTCCACAAGTGTGCAGCTGCGCATCCTCACGCCCTGGCTCTCGCCCTGCCTGTTGTCAAGGGCGGACCGCACTGCCTCGGCCAGCTCCACGCCCTCCGCGTACTTTGCCGTATAGCAGACCACCTCCATTGTCACGGCGTCCGCCCCGGGCGCGCCGGTCTTTGTGGGGTTGTGCTGCAATGCCGCGCGGCGGTAGAGGATATAGGGCAGCTGCGCCTGGTCTATCACGATGGGGAAGACCTTGCTCGTGCGCCTCCTCACTTCCTCGTCAGAGAGGAGCATGTCGCGAATCACCGCCCCTGCGCTTAATGATGTCCTTTTCTGTGCCATTGCTCGTTTTGATTGGTATTGTCACAAGAGCCCCCGCTTCCTCACCTCCATTTCCAGGTTGCCCCGGAAGGTGTCAAAGAGGTTGTCCTCCACGCTGCCGCCTGTCTGCTGCTCCGTCTTGGCCAGAAAGGCGTACCGCCTCATCTTGCCGCGGCTCGCGCCGCCGCGCAGGTACTGCCGGACCTTCCTGCCCGTAAATCGGCTCCTGCCGAAAAACGACGAAATCCGCCGCCCTGCGTGGCGCATACGCGTGCCGTCCTCCGCCCACATCAGGACTGGCTTCTCCAGGCCCTGGCGGTTGAGGTGGACACCCTTGCGCCGCCCGTGCGGCTTGACGCTCACCATGAACCCCAGGCCGTAGCGGCCGGGGTAGGTGCGCACATAGATGCCGCCGGAGAGGCTGCGCCTTGTCCCCTGCCCGATGCCGCTCTGCGCCAGGTTTGAGACAGCCGCCTTTTTCAGCCGGTTGCCCTCACGGCGCATGGCGCCACGCATGGCCCTGCGCTGGACTTTCATGTCAAGCACCCTGTAGACATCGGCGAAAGGCCTGTCAAGGTCGGTTACAGTCTCGCTCATATTGGTGGTGTGTGGAAAGGTTGGAGATGGAAAGCTCTTGCCAATCACTCGTTCACTCGTTCGCAAACCAAGGTGTTCATGCCCCTGTCGATGTTCGGGATGATGGCGACAACCGTGTAAAGGCAGCCGCCCAGCTGCTGCACCCTCCAGTTTTCCCTCACCGGGTGCGCGTCCCTCACGTTGAACTCGGCGCGGTAGTCGGGGAAATGCTCGCCTACCTCCTCGCTCCGGCTTCCGCTCTGCCTGACGCGCTGCGCCCAGACAGTGCGCACCTCAGTATAGGCGGCGGCCTCCTCGCCGTAGGCGTTTGTGCTCGCCACCGGCCGCAGCAGCCTCAGACGGTATTTCATCTCCCCCGCTCTCATTCCGCCAGTTTCCGGTAGGGCTTGATTAGGGCCTGCAGTGAATCGGGCACCGCGTGCATCTGCACGCCGCTCACACTCTCGCGCTGGTTGTACCAATGCGCGCCGAGCATCAGTATGGCGTGCCTGATGGGCGTGGGAACCCCCGTGCCGTCACCCATCTGCGCCAGCTCCTCCCGGCTCCTGTTGGTCGCCGCTATGACAGCGTCCTCGGCGGTCTCCAGGAGATGCGCCAGATACTCGTCATCGTCGGCGAAGTCGTCAGCCCTTACGTGCTTCTTGAAAAGCGCCAAGTCCACTGCTGCCATAATCTGCTGCCACTCTGATTTGCAAACTTGAAAAGCCGTTTATGGCTTTGTCGTCGTTG